CTGGTGTTACTGTTTCAATATTTTCCATGATTTGCATACTCCTTATGAAATTTGTTTCTGGCTTCAATAGCCACTAACTCTGCTAACTCTAAATCATCATATAAACCAAGATATTTTTTTGAATTACCTTGTCTCACTTGAACCAACCATTTATTTACATGATTAGCCCAACAAACACCTTTTACTCCAGATTTGTTTCTTTTGCTAATACGAGAATTTCTGCTATTCTCAAAATCATCTGCTGGCCTTAAATTTTCAATACTGTTGTTTGATCTATTGCCATCTATGTGATCTACATTTTTAGGAAAATAACCGTGATGGTACATAAAAATTATTCTATGCAATCTGTAAGTTTTTCCACCAACACCAACAATATGATATCCAGAATCATTTACTGAAGTGCCAGCTTGTTGCCCAACTTGAATGAAATTGTTATTGCTAACTTTCCAAAACAAAGCACCATCCCTGTATTCAAACAGTTCTTTAACTTTGTCTTGGGTGATTTCAGTCATGATTTTCCTTTAAAGGTTAGCGGCATCCAAACGTGCCTTTAGAGATTCAATGATTGCTTGTTGTTCTTGCATTGCCTTGATGAGCATTGGAACAAACACGCTGTACTTTACTTGCTTGGTTGTTGTACCAAGATCATTTCCGTCATGGTCTGTGTCAGGCACTTCATCAACCATTGCAGGAAACACTTGCTCCAACTCTTGAGCAATAACGCCAATTTGTTTGTGCGTTTGTCCTTCTTTGAAGTTGTAATTAACAATCCGAACTTGCATCAAATCCGCAAGTTTTGGTGAAACATCAACAATGTTTTCTTTAAGTTTAATGTCGGAAACTGCGCCATAACTATTATTAGTATTTGTTACATTTCCATTAGTTGTAACATTGAATGATAATGTTCCGTTTAATGGAGTTGTTGCGCTATACCATCCTACAAATAAAGAATTACTAGTATTTGCACCATTTGTACTTCTTGCATTTACACAATCTCCTGTGCCAAGTCCAAATTGCCAAGCGCCAACGCTATTTGTAGAAGCCCGTAAATTCCCATCGCCATCAGACAGCACGATGTTGTTGTCTGATGTGCGAATGTCTAGGCCACCTTGGTTGCCATCATATTTACCAACAATGGTATTTTTAGAGCCTGTGGTCATGTAGTAACCAGAGCCATGACCCAAGAATGTATTTTGTTGACCTGTCGTTACTGCTCTACCTGACTCAGTACCAATACAGGTATTTTGAATTCCTGTAGTAATGTTATATCCAGCTTGGTATCCAAATGCGCTATTTGCGGCAGATGGCGCTACTTGACTGTAAAGAGCCTGATAACCAACCGCTGTGTTGTTTGATGCTGTGGTGTTGTTAAACAGGGCTTGTGCGCCTTGTGCGGTGTTATAACTACCAGTGGTGTTGTAGTACATTGCTTGATAACCCAAGCCTGCATTACTTGCTCCAGTAGTATTTGTGCTTAAAGCACTTCTTCCCATTGCAATATTTGAAGACCCCGTTGTTGTGTAATACATTGCATAAGGGCCAATAGCAATGTTGTCTGTTGCAGTTGTTGCTGTGTATAAAGCGCTAAAACCTACAGCAGTATTGTTAGATGCTGTGGTGTTGCCTCTTAATGACTGGTGACCAACTGCGGTGTTGTATGAGCCAGTTGTATTATTGCCAAGTGAACTTGCGGCAACGCCCGCTTGACCACCACCAACAGCCGTATTCATAACGCCCGTAGTGTTTGCAGTCAATGCGGCAAAACCAAACGCAGTGTTATCAGACGCAGTGGTTGCTGTACCAGCGATATAACCAAAAAAAGCAGAACCTGAACCAGTAACATTTGAATATCCAGCTCGGTATCCAAAAAAGTCTGTTGTACCAGTCGTATTGCTGTAGCCAGCCTGATAACCTACAGCAGTATTGTTAGATGCTGTGGTGTTAGAGCGAAGCGCATCGTAGCCAAGGCCGGTGTTGTTGTTGCCAGTAGTATTTGAAGTCAGGGCAGTCTGACCCATCGCCACGTTAAACGATGCGCCGTTTGCTGCTGCTAAAGCAAGACCGCCAACCGCAATGTTGAAGTCCCCAGTTTGAAGGGTTTGCAGACTTTGCGATCCAATTCCGATGTTCCAAGCGCCTGATGTGACCGCAGTCAAAGCCGTTGAACCAAAAGCGGTATTACGAGAGCCTGTCGTGTTAGCCGCCAAAGCACTAGCACCCACCGCAGTATTGGTAGCAATAGCACCTGCACCACGGCCTACTGTGATGCCATAAACAGTCAGGTCAGTACCAGAGTACAACAGGTTTGCAGAGTCTTGGAGAAGACCAGACGCTCCTGCGTAAGTTACACGACCAGAAGTCAAAGAGCTTAGCGACAAGCTTGCGCCAGCAACAGTGCCAGTGAGTGTAGGACTGGCAGACATAACAACATTGCCAGTACCAGTGATGGCATTGCTAACCAAGCCTTTAGAACCATCTGAGAATACAGCACGACTAGCTGTCAATGAGGATAGAATAGGTTGTGCTGTAAAAGTGGCTACACCTGTAACACCTAATGTTCCAGATAAAGTGGCGTTTTCACCTCCAATAGTTCCTGTTAATGTTGGTGATGCAGACATAACAACATTGCCAGTGCCAGTAATAGCATTGCTCACCAAGCCCTTAGAACCATCAGTAAATACAGCTCTGCTTGCTGTAAGGCTAGACAGTATGGGCTGTGCTGTCAGCGTAGCCACACCAGTGACAGCCAATGTACCACCAACACTACCATTACCTGCCAAAAACAAGTCTTTAAATTTTAAAGAGTTGCTACCAATGTCTACAGTGTTTGTAGTTTTAGGAGCCACCAGAACGGCAGAAATAGTTACATCTTGCGTAGGGCCGAGAGCATTAATGGTTGCACCTTCACCAGCAGTACCATCATGCTTGTGTCCTGTAGAAGCATTGAAGGCATCTTGAACACCATCAAACTCAGCATCTAAGTCGGCAGCATTAATTACATTACCATCGGCAATGTTGTTGGTAGTATCTTTACGAACATATCCCGTCATAACTATTCCTTATCTTCTATCATGTGTGGCATACTCTAGCGTTGCAGCGTCCAGAGAAAATGGAGGGTCTTGGCTATCTGATACAAACTGTAACGATACAGAGAATCCAGAGCCTATCACCTGTGTTTGAAATTGCTTCTTCAACTTATCACCATAAACAGTTGTGCCATACTTAGCACCACTGCTACCATAAAAACCTACACTACCTGCGCTATTTGATAATGTAATTGTTGAGGGCTGAACAGACCCCTGATCATCAAAATCAAGCTTTAAATTCACTGATGTTGTAACAGATCCTTGGGGATCTGTATAGAGGTAAAGCTTATAAAAAGTCTTTCTAAGCCTAAAATCATTAATAGGTACATAAGGGGTGGCAAAGGATGCAATGATGTTTGTACCATCAAAACTACTCCCTTGTTCCATCTCATAAACATACCCATCATTATTAGCAAATACAATGGTTTCTGTTTGGTTTTGATAATCACTATCAGCAACGTAGCATTTAAATCCTACTAGCTCAGCCCATGCTACACCACCAGAAGACTCACCAGTCATCTGTGTTCCAAGAACTCCCTTAGCATTAGATGATGTAATATTACTATTATATCCAAATATTCTATATTGTGACTTTTGTTTAATAACACAACTAGCAAAGGTTGAGTTACTATTAATCAAAGAAGTCATCTCAGCTTGAATAGGCTTAGACACCACACCCAAGCTAAAGTCACCAATACGGTCAGTAGCTCCCAATAGCCTTAGTCCTTCAGGACCTAAGAACATAACATCACCACCAACTTCTTGTATGGTATCAGAAGCCACACACCCGACATTTTTAGTGATGGGTTGTAAAGCAAAGTCTTGTATGGTTGTACCAGCAAGCTGACTAATAGTTTTATCTGTAAAGATTATTAGTGTTTCTCTAAATACAATAATACCTGTAATGAGTCCACCAACATTAATGATGCCAGAGCCAGCAGCAGCAGTGAAGTCATCATCGGTGTAGGGAGCTGTGAAGACGATGCTCTCATTCTTAGCAAAGAACAATTGATTCTTATGGCTAATAACAAACTGAGCACCTAAAATATCTGTTGTCTTATCTGACAACACTTTAAATGTTGTACCATCATAGATGAATGGATAATTAGTTCCATCAACACCAACAATCTTTTCAGTGTTATTCAGTCTATACTTACTGAAGCGTGTCTTGAAATTACTAGCTCTATTAGCAGATAGCCAAGTGATGGCAGCATTATCAGCAGGACTAGAAGCTAGTGCTGGATTGATGGATACAGTGGCAGATGTAGAAGTCACTGTGGGTACAGCCAACACTGTATACACTTTTTCAATACCAGCAACACTGAAAGTATCCCCAATCTGTGGAGCTTTAATCAGCCCATCCATAATAAGACTAGTGCCTGTCTGACTACCACCATTGACAAGTACTGTGCCGTAATGAGGCTTACTTATCTTAGTAAAGCCTGTGCCAGTGGTTGTGTAGATATCAGCGTTTCTAACAGCAACAACAAGATTGTTCCACGCTGCAATACCTTTAACCAGCCCAGTGTGAGATGTAAATGTAATGGCTGCTTTATCTGCTGGGCTAGAAGCTAAAGACGTTGTGAGGGTCACTGTAGCAACTTTAAATGTGGAGCTATATGAAACACCAGCAGCAGCGATGGTGTATGTACCAGTTACACCAGCAATTGTAAATTTATCCCCAGCAATAGGAGTAGTGAGGATGTTAGAGATTATTAAAGTAGTGCCAGTCTGACCACTACCCTGCACTCTAGGCTCACCATATGCGGGTGTGAAAGCACTATCATATTTGTTATAGCCTTCAATACGCATGTAGCCTCCATCAACAGAAGGCTCAAAATTCTTCATGAGTCTTCCGCTACCGGGAGCTTGTGTGCCATGCTGAAGCGGTGATAGATTTGAAATCAATCCACCACGGAATTCAAATGGATATGTTTGCCACCCATCAGCCATTATTTAACCCTATCACCGAAGCCACCAAAAGCAGACGTTTGTGTGATGGCAGTAGATTGCATATACACATACTTATTGATAAGAAGAATCCTCATCTTCTTAATGCCTTCATCAAACTTAGCCTTAGCAAGAGAAGCTGCTTGTTCATTGCTTCTAAACATATAAGCATGGTACATAGCACCATCAAGAATAACTTGTTTAAATCGTTCAGGAACAGAAGGAACATCTGTAGCACTAGAAAGATCTACAGGAATTCTGTAGTATTCATAAGCAATTTCATATGCTTGATCAGGAGCAGGAACAACACCCCACTCTAAACTAGGAGCATGGAATACATATGAAGGAACATCACGCTTACCAGAATCAGTAGAATATTCTTGATCTACATATCTCTGAAGGTAGTCATCATAAGTGATGATGCTAAGTCTAACTGTCTCATTAGCTAAAGTAGCATCTTCCTTGATACGGAAAGTATCAAAGTCAATAGTGCTAGCATCAGAGGGAAAAGCATATCTAGTTGTACCTGCTGTCAAAGTTTCTTCAGCAAGTATATGATTGAAAGGCCACTCATAGTGAGTGTGGTTGATATCTCTAATAGCAGCATTCACAGCATCTTTGATGTGTGCATAAAAACCAGTAGCTGTAGGGAAGTTTGCAGAAGTTAGTTCAACTTCGTTAAGCCTTCTATTAACTTCATTGGTAAGTCCAAGATAGTTGTATGCCATTCTTATTGTTCCTTAACACGCAAACGAGTGACTCGCTCAGCTACATTACCACTATTATCTGTAATTCTACAATAAAACTTATACTCAGTGTTGTTAGTACCTAAACCAAGATTGATAGTGGTGACACTACCAGAGATAGTTTGTGCTACGTTCTGAATACCATTAACTGTGTTACCTGCTGTAATGGCAGTTTTTACACCAGAGCTATTATCAACAAACCAAGAACAGCTACTAATAGTTGCTGTATCTAAAAACCTAGACCAGTCAACACTGTAGTCTAAAGTTTCATCAGGATCTTTATTGGGCCAACGAAAAGACATTATTAAACTCCTACTCCACTAAAGCACTTCTATCAGCAGAAGTGGATTTTCTATATGTATATGCTTGTCTAGGCTCAGTAGCCACATAAGATGTTCTATCATATCTTGTAGGATGTCTATCCACATATACTCTACGAGACTCCGCTAACACCAACACTGTTCTTTCTTTGCCTGTGCTTTGTCTCTCAACATACACAGTGCGTTTTCTATCATATAACGAAGCTACAGCAGCATAATCAAATACAGTAACTGTAACAGCTACTATACCTACAGCGCCTGTAGCTTCCACACCATCGAAGGTGGGTCTAGCATTATTAGCTGCTACAACATCACCAAGAGCTGTTGTGGCTTCTACGCCAGATATTGCTACTAAGGCTTTAGCTATTGCAACAGCACTGCCTAAACTACCAACACCTTCAACACCAACTAAACCTGTTGTGGCTTTTGCCACTACAACAACACTACCTATTGAGGTTGTTGCTTCAAGACCATCTACAGGAATTCTGTTGATAGACCTAACATCAACAGTGCCAATAGCTGTTGTGGCTTCTACACCTGTCAGTAGTGTAACTGCCTTAGCAATTACAACAACACTACCAACACTTCCCTGTGCTTCTACACCAGTTAAACTAGTGGTTGCCTTGGCAACAACAGTGACATCACCTACGCTGCCTGTAGCACTAACGCTACCAATTTCAAACCTACAGCCTAAACTAAACGATACGCCATCATTAACAAAGCCAGTTGCAGATACACCAACTAGGCTAGTAACTGCTACGCCAACTACACCTACACTACCTGTCGCACCTGCAGCAACTAAGCTAACAACTACATGGTTAGCATCACCACTAATAACAACACCACTATCGGATGTTGCTGTGCCTTGCAACCCATCGGGAACATATGCAACATTGCTTTTGCCATAACGAGATGTCCCGTATATGCCAATGCCATATATTGCACCCGACCGGGTTGTCGTAGCCATAACCTACGACTCCTTATGCAATACGAACAATAGCGTTGCTTGCGTCTGCTGTGGGGAATTGAATTACAAAGTCACCGTTGGTAGATGTTTTATCACCACCAAAAGAAATTACAGCTACAGCATTAGTTGTACCTGTACCACCATCAGTGGTTGTATTATAAATTAAAGCACCAGCAGCGGTGATGGTTGCACTAGCCCAAGTAGCATCAGCAAAGTCAATGAATGCTGTAGTGCCACTGCTAGTAGGATCAATGTTTGTTAGAGCAATACCACCAGCGGTGTAACCAGTGCCTACAACTTCGTTAGAGGTTGTGTAATCTGTGGTTGAAGCACCAAGGGTGGCTGAAGATGTGTACAAGGCAATCTTAAATGTATGACCGCTTGTAGCATTAAAGTCATGTTTACGCTCAAGCAATTCTTTTTTGAAGCTTGTGCAAAGGGCAGATGTAATAGCCATTAGAGAATCCTCTTAGTTTTAAAAACGCTCTCTAATAGAGCATACAGAAATGGGAGAGGCGATTAAGCCCCTCCCACATCAACTAGCTATTAGGCCAGTTGCTCACGGTCAACGGAAGCACGAGCTGGGCGACCATCAACATTAATCAACACAGCCCATACACGCACTTCACCAGAGGTGGGAGCAGTAGTGGCAGTAGCGATCAACAAGTCGATAGTGTCAGCAGTAGCATTCACGATAGGCTGGAAAGCAGCAGCATTCTGGGCATAAGCACCAGCAGTAGCAGCGTCAGCATCGAAGCCATCAACGAATACGTCAGCGTCAACACCAGTAACACCCAAGTCAAAAGTGGTATCGTTAGACTCACCGCCCAAGACGGTGACAACTTCCATACCAGCATTCAAGATGAGAGTGTTAGCGGGAACATTGATACACTCAATAACGTCAGCAGCAGCCAAGGCAGAACCTTTAGCTGTAGCTGCGGCAGCGAAGTCAATAGTAACATCGACCAAGTAAGGGACAGCACCAGCGGTGCGACCAGCGGAGGCTGAACCAGCCAAAGTTGTAACAGTTGCCATTATCGTTCTCCTTAAGCAGCGTTGTATTTAGCAGTGACGATGCCTTCAGGACGCAAGATTTTGCGACCATAAAGATGCATACCACGCACGATGTCAGCGAAGCTGTCGGGATCACGATATGTCTCGGTCTTAGTGATTTGCTGAGCAGTTGCAACAGCAGAGTCATGACCACCAACAATAACGCCATAGTTGCTGTTCTGGTTAGCAGTACCAGAAGTACCGGGACCAGTACCAATCTTTGGCAGGTTGTTAGAAACATAGATGCGGAAGCCATGCAAGTTGTTAATGACCAAGCCGTTCTGCAAACCAGAACCACCAAAATCACCATTCAACAAACGGCTGTCTTCGTCCTTCAACATTTCGATGAACACGGGATCAACCACCAACCAGCGACCAGCGGAGTCAACAAACTGTTGATCCAACAAGCGGCCCATACGAGCAACCACCATCAATGGAGATGCCACATCTGTAGGCAGTGCAGTTGCACCGGGCAGACGGGGAGCCAAAGGAATGGAATGGTCACCAGCAGAGGAAGTGGTGATGTTACCGAAGCTACCTTTTTTCAGCTTCATAGAAGCCAACAACTCATCAGCACCAGCGGCAGTAACTGCCTTAGTACCAGAAGCTGAAGTACGAGCTGTGTCAGGATTCACATGCTTTGCAGACTGTGAGAAACCAGACAAGTAACCCAACACATCTTGGTCATACTGATCACGCAAACGATACGCTGCACGATCAGAAGCCATCTGCATGAAGTTCACATGTGAGTGAGCAGCTTCGATGTCATCAATCTTGAAAGCGTAGTAGTTAGCTTGGTCAACAACCAAGGTGAAGTCTTCGTCATTCAGATCTTGAGCAGTGATCTGTGTACCACGAGCATAGCTCTGGACAGACACTTCAGGTTCTTTAATGATTTTGACACTGTCGCCCATGTTAGCGATTTCACCAAAGTAATCGTTGTTGGTGATGTCTTCAACAGTAGACGCTTTACGGAATGCAAGTTGTACTTGCTTGGAATAAATTACTGGTGAAAAGTTGCCATTGGGCAACGATCCATATCCAGCAGCACTTGGAAAAGCCATTTTATAATCTCCTATAGATATATTGGCATATACTTAAATACGCTCAACATCACTACAGAGGCTGAATTTGTTAGGTACATTACTTGTCCACTGTGCCCAATGGAACATAACGGGCTAACAAACTTTCAGGTGATTCTGACAGTTTATTGTTTTGCGTGACTAACAGACAAAACAAAAGAAACATCTCTTCAGTGTACTCTTGCTTCATCTTATTGATAGCTGAACAGACTAGTTGAATGTTTCCAACAACATAACCTTTACTGCTATCCACTCTGTCGAGACTTACTGTATTAAATTGGTTGGCTGTTGCAAGCAGCGGCAATTTAGTATAAGCACATCGACCATTTTGGTTTTTCCACAAATCAAATAAATCTTGATCTATGATATCAAACTCTTTTGTTCTATGCTTTGCTTTAGTGCAAAGACTTTTTAATCTAGATATAACACTCCTATTATATTTAGGAAAATAAGATTCGTTATATTTAGACACTCTTCTCTTAATATGATCAGAGTTCTTTATGTAATATTCATGTGTAGTTTTGCTAGCACATGGCTTACATTCTCCACCTACACCAAACTTCTTAGTTTTATCTTTATTAAAACTAAGCACTGATTTTGTCTCACCGCACTTACGGCAGGTCTTAACTTGATCCATAACAATCCCCGATTAGATAAAGAGCTAGACTATGAATCGGCACAGTCAGGGGAGCTACCCTTTTCGCTCTGTTAAAGTTATACCAGTTGTTTCAGGTTTGTCAATACTTAACGAGCACTTCCGCTAATATCGTATACAAACTTACCTGATTGTAATGCTTTAGCAATAGCTTCTTGGTTCTTTTCGTACTCATAGGTAGACATTTTATTTACCTGTGACTCATAAAAGACACCATCTTTGCTTTCGCCTGTAGGCGCAGAACGACTACCACGGGTGTTAACACTTTCTGCTGCACCTTTATCTGGGGTAGACTTCTTCGTCTTAATATTCTTATCAGCCTTGTAAAGATCAATGGCACGGGCAGCAGCCCTTGCATCACTGTCATTATCATACAAAGCATCTTGCACCCACTTAGGTTGTTCTTCAACCCAATTGTGGAAATCATCATCATCACGGATGGAGTCAAAGTCGGGGTGCAGACGCATCAACTCAGCTTCTGCTTTTTCCTTAGCTGTCTGATGCTCACGCTCATCAAGCTGTTTGAATCGCTCATCCAATGCTTGTGTTTGTTCCTTAGCCTTTTTAATTGCAATTGTTTCAACAATCTTTGCAACATCAGGATAGGTTTTAGCCCACTCATTCAACTCTTCCTCACTCTTAGGAAGCTTAATTTGCTTCTCTGTGCTGCTCTGCAGCTGTGAACGAAGCTCATCAATCTGCTTCTGCAAAGCTGTTTGCTGTTGCTGAGAATGTCTGCGAAGATCACCGTAACGCTTTTTAAAGCTTTTCTCTTCTCCGCTTAAGTTACTATCGTCACCATCGTTTCCTTCTGGTGGATTGTTCTTATCTTCAGCCAATCGTTTCAATTCTGCTTCTTCTTGTTCAATCTTATCTTTGTTAGCATTACGCTTACCAAATGGAGAGAACGCCTGAGCCTGTTGGTTCTGATTAATCACTGCTTCTGTCATAACATACCTTTTAAGTTGGGGCTAACTGTAGCTGCATACGCAGGGAGATAGGTAGCCATATGGTGGGAAATTATTGATACTCGCCAGCCCACCTCTGGCTTGAGTATGCTAATTATATAGTATTATTTTCTAGAAGCAATGCCTCTTTTTTGAGCAGGTGTTGTCTTTTTAACACGCTTAGTAATAAGACCACCTTTAGCCGCCTCTACTCTAATTCCTTTTCTTTCAGCTTGCAACATTTCCATAGGCTTTGCAGCAAAAGAACCACCAAGGGCATCTACAGCAGTCATAGAAGCACCCTCAAAATCTTGTTCTCCAGATTCAGCATCACCAGATTCATCGTCACCACCAACGCCACCACCACCACCAACGCCACCAACGCCACCACCACCATCGCCAGCGCCTTCATCACCACCGTCATTTCCTGAACCTACAGTGGTATCAATACCACCCCCAGCATTTCCTACCCCTATAGTGGTATCAGTATCACCCCCAGTATCTTGACGACCTGCAGTATCAGCACCACTAGTTAAACTATCAGCACCAGCACTTCCCCCTTGACCACCAAGAGCAATATCTGTTGCAGTTTGTTGAGAAGCAGTTTCTGCTACTTTAGCTTCTCTACCTGCTACATCAGCAGCAGCATCTCTACCTGCTTGAGCAGCAGCATCGGCTGAGCCGCCTCTTACAATAACATCCGCAGCAGCTTGGCTAGCAGCACCCACTGCTCCTTCACTCTTACCACTGCTTGTAGCATCAGCGGCTGCTAAAGAAGCAGCAGTTGCAGCAGCACCAGCAGTACCACCAACAGAAGCAGGACCAGCAGTAGCGGCTGGCTGAGTTGCATTTAGATTAGTACCCCCAGTGTCAGCAATAGATGCTGAGAAAGCTTTAGCTGAGCTAGTAGCCAAGGCGTTATTAACTCTACCTGCAACACCAAGCAGAGGGTTAACGATACCAGCAACAGTCATCACTGTTCTATCTATTGTGTTTGGTGTTACAGAGCCATCAGGATTTAAGGTGAAGCCACCAATCCCTGTACTTACAGCACCTGTATCGGTGGCTGTAATAGAGCCACCAAAAGAATTTACACCTTGTCCTCTATCACCAGTAAATCCTGCATTAGCAGCAGGAGCAGTAGTGGTTGTTGTTCCTGTAGGAGTTTCTGTAGGTGGTTCTGTAGGCGTAATAGGCGTAACTAAACTGCCTCCTCTAGGCATATCTACTCCACGAGTTATAGATGGGTCTACTCCACCCGTAGATACAGCACCTGTTGATGCTGGAGTTGTACCCCCCATTCTACTTGCAGGGTTTGCATCAACAACAGAATATCCTTTAGGTATTCTCCCTGAAGGCTTACCATTGAAATAGGTCATGTACAAAGAATCACCAGCAGCATTCTTCAAAAGTCTTACATCATTTGCTGGATTTGTAATGGCTGTTCTTTGAATGTTGTATTTAGCTAAGATGTCTTTACTAGCTTCTGGAACTTTAACAACACCTCCACGAGCAAACTTCTGTTCACCCATTTGCTCACCATCAACTTCAGAGATGATGTCATCAATCTCTGATTCAAATTCTTCATCACCTTCATGCAAAGCTTCTGGGTTTTCTACTTGATCAGCATTACCCATCTGACCAATCTCTGCCATTCGATTGAGTCCCTGCTTAGCTTCATCACGAAGCTTCATCAATCTTTCAAGACCAATATATCTAACAACATCAGCAGGGATAACAAACTCACCTTCGCTGAGCCTCGCAGGAATATCATCTCTCACTTCATTCTGCAAAGAACCCGGAGGTACGTCATTGCCGGACACAGGATCTACTGTGCCACCTTCGTCATTCATGCCACCTTCAGCAAAGAGTTGCTCTGTTTCATTGTTGTACATTAACTTCATCCTTTAGATGTTTTAATCTGCGTAAAGCAGCAATGGCTCCTTGAGCCTTTCCAATCTCACGCACATCAATAGCTTGTTCTAAATTTTTATGCTGCTGAGCAATCTCAGCATCTAGCATATCTAAGAACGCTTCCCATGTAGCGTTAGTGTTTACAAAGCCTTTAAGCTTGGGGAGGTACGGCTTGAGCATTGCCAGCAAATCCTTGTTCACCCGGCACTGGTGCAGCACCAACGCCAATATTTCCACCACCACCACCAGTCATATCAGACACTGGGGGTGGACCACCTTCAGGACCACCAACAGGAGGAGCACCCTCTGCAGGAGCAGGTGCTGTAGCCTGTTGCATCAGCAATGCTTGACGCATAGCTTCTTCCATGTTGTTAGTAACCTTGTCTGGATCTAAGTCCATACTCTTAGCAATTTCACGAATGATGTAAGGGAACTTAGCAAATGGCATCAGTGCAGGAGAGCTAGCAATTTGCAAGAACTGCATCAAGCGTTGGCTTCTCACCTCATTAGCCATCAAGCTCTCTGTACCTCTAGCTGTAACTTCCAAGTCTCCTTTGATTGATTTATCAAAGTCAAACTGCATGTTGAAGCTAAAGAAAGCCTTACCCAATGGAGCTAACAAATAATCATCCACATTCTTGATGATGGTTTTAACACTGCCAGATGCAGCATTCATCAACATAGAAATACCAGAGGCTGTTCTACCAACACCACTCACACCAGTTTGTCCATGTGAAAATGATGGCATGCCTGTAGATTCGTCAGCAAGCTGTCGTGCCTTATCAAACAGTTGTAAGTTCTCAGCAGCTACGTTAGGAAATTTAGTTCCAAACAAGCTTTGACCGGGAGCACCACCCTGTCGTCTAAACACTTTGCCCGGAAATACAGACATGTCCTGTCCGGGAACAAGGTTGGTTTCATCAACCTCAAACACAAGGTTGCCCGACAACACCGCATTGTCCACTGCCATACGCATAAAACCATTCATGAGGGTCTGGGTGTCGTCCATGTTTTCAGCGACACCAATGCCAAATAGAGAGTAGGGGTTTAATTCGCAAGGAGCAGCATAGTACGGAATGTTGGCGGGCTTAAACGGATTTAAGACTAATCGCATAATTTTACCATTGCAAAACCATACGTTAGCTTGTAGTTCTTTGTAGTCTTCAAGTTCTTGTGGAATAGTAATCTCGTTTTCTTTGAGCAGGTCAACATCAATATTGCCCCAATATTCCAACACTTCAAATCTATCTATACCAAAGTTGGGAGCATAATCTTTTAAATCATCTTCCCAGTATTTCTTAACATAAGAAGAACCTGCTTCAATCACTTCTTCAATAACATTAGCCCTAAACAATGGACGATTCTTCAAAGCTCTAAGCTGTGTCGAGCTAAGCTTGTGACGCTCAATAATGTATTGAGCTTCTTCCATGTTGGTAGCATCAGGATCAGGATAGAAGTTCCAGATAGAAACATGTGATGTCTCTGGTACTGTCTTCATCTCTGGTGTATATGTACCTTCTTCATCCCAGTTTGGATATTCCTTGGTCTTAGCAAATGGACCTTTCATGATGCCTGTACCAAACAGAGCCATCTCAAAAGCTGTAGAGCGAAGATGCTTATTAGCACCACTCTCATCCAACTGGTCATGTATCTTCTTCTCCATCTTCTTAGCTGCAACCATTGCAGGATGGAAGGTGATAGATGAAGGAGTTACACCCGGACCTTCTTTAAGACCTTTAGTGTCTTTAAGTTGATCTGTCAATGGACCAAGACGATCCATTAAAGTTTTTAATGTAGCACCGGGTGGTAGATCTTTACCATCACCTTTGTAACCAAACGGAGAAGCCACCTCAACTTCTGCACCCTCTGGTGCTTTGGGATCAATATGTACTGTATCAACTACACCTTCTGGCAATACAGTGGGATCAACACTAAGAGGAAACTTATTGTTAGCAAATAACACATCAGTGATTTGACCATATGCTGCAAGCACCTTGGTCTTTGTCACTTTAATAAATACACGGCTCTTTTCTGTCTCTGTAAATTTAACATCTGGTCCATAAAGACCACGATAGTTTCTATAAGCTCTCAACCAACGCTGTTCGTCTTGTCTACGACTCTCTTCACTCTTGGTGTATCTTTCATTTAGAAAATTTAAGAGAAGATTTCCCATGAAAGGAGCAGCTTCGTTCTCTTTCTTATCTTCTAAGCTAATAGACTTATCGTCCATAAAATTGTTTTGCGCCATAAATACCCTTTAATACCCAAATGTGGGGTCTGCCATCTTCATCCCAGAGCCAGCAGAATTTAATGGATTGTAATCGAACAAACTACTTCTAGGTCTGCTCATCACACCATAACGAATAGCATCATATAAGTGATCTTCAGCCTTAGTATCAATATCCTCTGGATTTTTCTTGTCCAAAGGTATGATGGGTAGCTGAGCAATCGTATTTACACAGTTGCTTGTTATAACTAGTCTTGGTTGTTCTGTAAAGGGGTCAAGCTGTAGTCTTCTATGCAGCTCATTCTTACCAGACACCCTACTTCCAGCACTTCTATCCGCTGGCCTCCACCTACAACCCTCTGCAATCATCTGTTCTGCCAGTGATGGACCTGTATCACCACGCTTATGCCAGCAACTACTGTCCAATACACCATATCTCATAGGACCATCGTTCTCTTCAGCCCTCATTACTAGGTGAGCGAGGTCTTTGGCAAGTACTTTGCTAACATATAGCTCACGATATATGACCAACTGTTCACTGGGAGAGACAGCAAACCACACAACAGCACTATAACTACCATATCCATAATCACAAGCCCTAAATTTAGTCCAATTACTTGGGATGTGGAACGGTTCCACCACATGAATCTGTCTATTAAACTCAGGAAACGCTGCACCTTCAGCAATATCCCAATTACCCTCTAACAATTGCTTCCTTTGATGCTCAGGAAGAGACAACAACATTGTCTCATAGTCACCTGTCTGCATCAAATAGGGGTTATCCGTCAACATAGCAGGGATAAACCTACGCTTAAACAGTGGCTGCCCCTCTTTACTGTGTCCTTTAGGATACACTAAGGTTTTAGCAGTCTCAATATCTGTTGCATCAAACGCTTTTCCTGCTGGAGAAGGATCAATAAACATCTTCTTCACCCAAGCATGACCCGGACCACCCGGATTCGTTGTAGCTCTCATGAAGATAGGCAGGTCTGCTGCTGCTGTACGCAGACGAGAACGCATATAGTTCCACGGAAATGGCGTATGCCACTGCGTCAACTCATCAAAACCAATCCAGCTAAACGCCAAACCCTGATATCTCAATACGTCTTCATCTCTATCAAGGTAGGACATCCATAGCCTAGCCCCTGATGGTGCTTCCCACTGCATCTTTCTCTCACTCCACTTGATGCCGGGGTAAATCTTTGGGTAAAGCTCTTGGCTTTTCCAGATGAGTTCTCGAAGTTCCTCTGTCGTGTGACGCAGAAGCAACCCAGAAAACTGCGGATGCACCATATACCTAAGAGGATCTGCAAGCATGGCATAACTTTTACCACCACCAGCAGCTCCACCATACAACACTTCCCTCTCTGAAGATGCTAAGAAGAATGTTTGAGGCCCCGGATTGGGCTTAAACAACACTTCTCTTTCATCAGCTATTGGGAGTTGTGTCTCCTCCGAGTTTGCTATCGATATATTGGGTGAGCTTGCTGTAGCTTTCTGACTCGAAGTATCCGGTTTGGTCTTCTTTGCCGAGCCTCTTTTCGTACCTCTGCGCTTGCTCAAGGGCTTTTTGGAGCCTTCTGGCAAGGTTGCGGTAAGTAGTGGATTTGTATCCGTGTTTTCGCTCACTCTTTATTCTCTTTAAAAGTCCAACATGACTAATCTCTCTGCCACTCACCTTAGTCAACCAAGCAGCTACCTGCCTAGAAGGATATTGTTTTAAATGCTTCTTAGCTTTTTCTAACGCTTCAAGCTCTGCAGGTATTGGCTGCAAGAGGTCAGGATCTGTTTCATCTTGTCGGTAACCAAAAGGTATAGTTCTACCAATCTTTGGTATGGGTACATATGTTTCCTTATCTTTAGGCTGTGGAAGTATCCAAGCCCCTAAGTCTCTCTCACTCACTCTTATCTTTGGCAGGTAAAATCATAATGCCAGATGGAGTTTCAATCTGAACCTTATCTGTTTTTACCAAGCCAGCCCTGTCTAACAAATCCTTAGCAGCATTGAGCTTCTCTTTCAAGCCTAGCTCTGTAGGATCGGCAATGCCACTAACAACAGCCATAGCTGCTCTAGGAGCGTTCATAGCGATGTAAAGCTGTGTAGCTTCAATCACTTCTTCCTTCAAGACATCCATGATTGCTTTAGTGTTGTAGCCTTCGCTGTAGCCAGCAAGCTTCCTTGCTGTTACAGGATTGCCACCAGCTTCAGCAAATAACACCTCAATGAATTTCTTTTGTTGTTCTGTTAGTTCTCTTTTAGCCATAATGTTTCCTTATACTCTAGTTGCTGGATCAAAATATTCTTCAACAGACACTGTTGCATCCATTGTGCTGCCAGCCTCAGGAGTGATGGATAAATAGTCTCCAGCATTTAGAACAAGATAGGCTTGATCAAACTTTAAGAAGTTGTAAGCAGACACTGTGTATCCACCAACTATAGTGTAGTTGAGTCCAGTAGAAGTGTCATGCCAATCTATCTGTACTGTCTTATTACCACTTGTCTTGTTACTAACAAATAGCAACTCCACCTTAGAAGTGAAGTTGTTAGGACAAGTATAGATAGTGTTGGCACTACCTGCTGTCAGGTTTGTACCAACACTTCTAAATCTAGAAGCTCTTGTATTGTCTATCATTTCTTCTTAGGAGACTTAGAAGCAGCTTTAGCTGCTACTTTAGCTTCAGACAATGCAATGGCAATGGCTTGCTTGGGATTCTTAACAACAGGACCCCCTTTACCACTGTGCAAGCCCTTGTCCTTAAACTCACCCATCACCTTAGCAACTTTAGCTGTTTGTTTTTTAGTAGCCATTATTTCTTCTTGACTTTCATTGGCTTACCCACACCAATCATGATAGCCACCATAGGCTTACCACCCTTACCCTCTTTAGCCATACACTTACCAGCAGCTTTACACTTGGCTGGTGTGGGGCATCCCTCACAAGGTTTAAACGCTTTCTTAGTAGCCATCATTTACCTTTCTTAGCTGTAGCAGCTTTTTTAACAGCACCACCCTTAGCCATAGCTTTGACAGGAGGCTTCATAGCATAACCACCACCCATCATCTTCTTCTCTTTGTTAGTGGCTGTACGGCTACCTCTTACAGGCATACCACCATACATCATCTTCTTTTCAGGAGTGGCAGGAGCCTTCTTTGTATTTTCAAAAGCCTTACGCTCCAGCTCATTAGCTCTGTCCAAGTAGGTGTTACGCACCTCCTGAGGAACAGCAGTGTCCTTAGCCTTCTCTCTATACATCTTAACTTTTTCTGCATCGGTAGCCATAGTTTCTCCTTTTAGTTAC